CCACCGTTACTAACTTTCGAAGAGACTTTCTTAATTGGCTAGATCAAAATAATATCAAAGACTTTGACAAGATTTATATTTTAGATCTAGATGTTGCTAAGCACGCCGATCTAGTTGATAGAAAAAATATTATCATTATAGATCATCACTTAACTCACGTCAATGCAAAAGACGTTTATAAGAATGCTGAAGTCAGTATAACCGAAACCACTTCTTGCGCAAAGAAAGCTTATAACTACTTTAAGTCATTAGGTAAGTTAGATAGTTTAACTCAGCAACAAAAATATTTTATTGCATTGGCAGATGATTACGATTGTTATCAGTTCAAGTTACCCGAAACATATGAACTGAACTGTTTGTATACTAATACTCAGAAAACTAATACTAAGCACCGCGCAGAAATATTTATAGAAAAATTTTATAACGGTTTTAGACCTTTTACTACTCAAGAAAAAGCAATTATAAAAGAATACGTAGACCGTAAAGATAAAGCTATAGCAGAATTACAAATTTTTAGCGGAACTGTTTCTGTAGGCGGTAAACAACGAAGTGTATACGGCACTACTGGTAATAAATTTGTTAACGAAATTTGCGATTATATGTTAAACACCCACCCAGCTGACATTGTATTCTTTGTCAACTCGGACAACTCACACATATCATTCCGAAAAAATAAAAAATGTGAAGTAGACTTATCAAAGTTAGCTGCAAAATTATGTGATGGGGGAGGTCACGAATATGCAGCGGGTGGAAAAATAACAGAATCGTTTTTAAGTTTCACCAAACTACTCACGCCAATCGAATAAAATGTCTGGCATAGTAGGCGCATTACAAGAATCAGTTTTAGAAACCCCTCTCAGTCAAATGGCTAGAGACGAGTTAGAACTGGAACTTATTAAATTCGGTTCGTTTTGTTCTGTAATACATAACAAAAAGCTTAACAATGTTACTATTTTTTCCCTTATTGTTAAAAATAAATTATACCGCAAAATTTTTATGGAAATGACTGATACTGATAGTGAAAGAGAGGCAATACTGTTGTTTTTAAAATATAACAACAACCTTTGCCGTAGCAAAGTTGTGAAAGAGATATTAAAATCATAGCTCTTAATGAGCATTGAACAAGTTTATAATACATATTTAAGCGTTTCTAGAGGGCATATGAACAAGCCCTGGAAAGCACGTAAAGATTTCGAAGGGTTTGATAAAACCCCAGACGGAATCCTTTGCACGCGTTTAGATATGTTTTTTAAGCGCTTTCCACAAATAAATGTTAAAGACTTTTTACTTGCACCCTATGTCATCTACAAAGACGAAGAACACTTCCCGCTCAACTTCTACCTCACGCAAAAAGCCATCGCTTGTTACTCTCTCTTACAGAAACAGAGGGCCGAAGAATTACCCGATACTGATGGCCACATTAAACATATTCTTGAATCATTAAAACATATTGCAAGTATCTGTGTCAATGAAAAAATAACTCTACAACAGTACTGTAACTCTAAAGACGGTTATACCTGGAGATGTTTAGAGGATTATAGAAACAAATACTTAAATCTTTATGTTTTACTGTCATTACCCAATTTTGAATTTATTTTTAATAATATGCAATCCCAAGATAAAGAAATCTACTTGAAAACAGTTGCAGATGACATTGTAAAATTTAAAATGCGGTTGAATAATTCATCCAAAGCAAAAAAAATTATTACAGAAGGATTAAAAAGAATAAATGAACTTTCGCTTGATAAAAAATAATAATACACTAATATACATCTATCATACTAATTATGAAACCTTATAATTCATCAATGTTCGATAGCATTAAGAATGCTATTGATAAAACTAAAAACAAGACCGGTGGTAGTTCTGCATATCGTAATATTCTATCTTTAGAGGCTAACGATAAGCCTTATACAGTAAGACTATTACCTAATATTAAGAATCCAGAAGAGACAATTCTTCATTATTATCATCACGGTTGGAAGAGTGTAGCTACTGGTCAATACACCGGTATTACGTCTCCATCTACCTGGGGTGATCGTTGCCCTGTAAGCGAACTGTACTTTAAGATTCAACGGGAAGGTAGTGACGCTGATAAAGAACGCGCTAAAGCAAATCTACGCCGTAAAGAGAACTGGTTCGTTAACGTATATGTAGTTAATGATCCTGTTAACCCAGAAAATAATGGTACAGTAAAGGTACTACGCTACGGTAAGCAATTAGATAAGATTATTCAATCTGCTATTAATGGAGATGATGCACAAGAATTCGGCGCACGTATTTTCGACTTAAGCCCTGAAGGCTGTAGTCTTCGTATTAAAGTCGAACTAGTATCAGATAGACCAGGCGCTACTAAGTTCCCTACTTATACCGCTTCTAAGTTCTTAAATGCATCTGCCATTGACGGTTTAGATGACGATAAGATTGCAGAAATCTATAATAATACTTTTGATCTTAATGCTTTTATTGAACGTAAGTCAAGCGACGAAATTAAAGCTTTTATTGATCAACATTATTATGGTAGTAATGCTCCAGCTGCTGCCTCTGTAGTAGAAGAGGAAGAAGATGTTCCTTATGATACTCCTGCACCTAAAGCTACAGCAAAACCTGCAGCTAAAGTAGAAGCTACAACAGCTAACGACGATAAAGTATTAGATATCTTAAACGGTTTAGATAACTTATAATATATCGATAATGGCTGATAATATCGCCCAGTCTAAAAGAACACTGAATGAGGCTGAGCTAGCACGTCTAGCTCAGTCTACTGGTGATGTTAGTAATGAGAGCTTTGTTGTAGCAGCATTGCTGGCTAGACAACTTCAAGGCGATCTTAATACCTTTAAGCAACAAACAGTTGATAACAATGGTATTAAGTTTAATGATATAGATATGAGCAAGGTGATGCCTTCAAATATAATGAAGTCAATGGGTCGCCCTGTACCGCCGCAATCTATTCCTGCTCAGCCTGTACTACAGCAGCCAGTACCTCAACCAGTTATGCAGCCTGACTTTCAGTTTGCAGCACCACCCGTACAACAAGTACAAGCATTTGTACAGCCGCCTTCTGATCCTAATCAGCTTGAGTTTGATTTAAATAAACAAACTCGTTATGAAGATATTATAAATGCTATTGATAAATTAGAGAATAAGGTTAACATATTAACAGATAAAGTAAATCAGTTAATTGACTCTAATAATAAAAAAAAACCGAAGATAACAAATGGAACTTAAGCTCGTTAAGAAAGATTTTGCCGATAACTTTTTAAATATTGTCGGTAAAGCTGTAGATATTGTGTCTATTAAGCTCAATAAAGATGGTTTATATGCTGTCTGTAATAAGCCAGATACAAGTATTATTCTATTAGCAAAGTATAGTAAAGCATTCGATGTAGAACAAGAGATCACTCTTAATATCGGAGATGTAAAGAAACTATTAAGAGTTATTGACTGTATTGATGAAGAAATCTTAACATTCAAGATTGAATCAAATCATTTATACTATAAAACTGATAAACTACAATTTAAGTATCATTTTCTAGACGATTCAGTAGTACCTAAAGTTACGTTAAAAAGAGAAAAGATTGAAGCTCTTACTAATGATACGTTTTTCGATGTAGATAGTAAGAAACTACAGGAAATATTAAAGGCTAGTTCATTTACTACTGAAACCAATAAGATTTATCTTTACGGTCAACCTGACGGTGTATATTGTGAATTAGGTGATAAAGAAAAATCTAATACTGATAATATTAGTCTTAAAGTATCTGATGCTGTAGAAGGGCAGCCGTTCAATCAAAGCATACCATTCAATCTTGATATATTTCGTGTATTGACTGGTGTTAAATTTGATAAAGCACGTGTAGGTATTAATCTTAAGTTTAAGGTTATGTCGTTTTATGTAAAACCTACTGACGAAACAGACTTCACATTCGTAATATCAGGATTAGTTAAATAATGGCTAATAAGATAACAACACAAAGCTACTTTGTTAAGAGGCTTAAAGACTCGGGCTATGTAGTCTATAAGTTATTTGATGAGTATAGTGAAGCAGATCCTCGCAGTTGGACGGTTATGATAGACCCACACGGTGCATCAGTTATTTGCACCTGTTACAACAACGATAAGAATTTTGGTGAAAATTATTTTGAGTTATATGATGGTGGACAATTTATTCCTGAAAAGTTTAAGTTGAAAACCGACTCAATTGAG